GATGGTGATCGGCAGGGTAAGGTGATGTGGGGGTCGGTATTTTGGGAGTCCGCTAAGATTGCCTGTGATATTGCGGTTTTGCTCAAGGCTGCAGCTTGGAGCCGTGCCATTTGGTGGCTCTCGCTGCTTTGCCTGAACCTTGGCCTTGTTGTTGTGTTCTTGTTTGCGCTTGGTGCATATCAAGCGTCTTTCAGTGCCGGCAACTGGCCTTGGGTCCTTTGTGCAGCAATTGTTTGTTTGGGTGTTTCGCTTCTTTGGGCATTTGCTTTGTACACTCGTCTGCACTCTCGGCTTGCTGATTCTTTTCTACTTTGGATGCTCGGAGTTCCTTCCGTGCACTTGGTTGGGAAGACTGCAGAGATTGTTGACTGGTTGTGTGAAGACGTTGCTGAATCTGCCCGTGAAGCTTTGGAACTGGACGATTCAACGTTGGCCACGTGGGCGCCTATGGTCTTTGGCGTGTTGTTTGCCTTTGGGCTCGACATGAGTGAGGTCAAGATGGCGCTTCAAGCGGCTGACGGTATTCGTCAGGTTCATTCGATCAATGCTATTGGGCGCAAGTTGCAGTTTGCTGTGCTTGCTCTCATTGCTTTTGGTCTTTGTCATCGTCTTTACAGACGTTGGAAGAAGGGAGTCACTATCCCAACCGACATTGGGACGCGTAAGACCGTGTCTTTTCACAATTCTGTGGAGGGCCGCGGCACAACGCCCGAGCCTGGTAGGCGAGGTGACCCTGTTGAGGAAAAGCGCGCAGTCGTTGAAGACGAAGGTGCGCTTGCCGAAGTGATGGCTGCCAGCACTGAGCAAATTGCAAGGCTTGGACCTGATGCGCGCCAGCGTGAGGCCGCCAACCCGGATTTTCAAGAGGGGCCACCTCCTCTGAACAGTCAAGTGATGACTGATTTTAAGGAGTTGGGTTCCAAAGTGAACAAACTGGGTATGGTTGGTCGCATTGGTGATCATTTGTGGACGGCTATGCATTGCGTTGCTGCTGACGCCGACTCGTTACCCACTGGTTGGGAGCGTGTTGGCGAAGACATTGTTCGGTTTCCGTATGCGTTGGTGCCGAAGGAGAGTGAGCTCCGTCGACTCCCGCAGACTAAAACCTCATCGCGTCCGACAACGTCTGGGAACATTTTGGTGCCGCCTAAGAAGGTTGGTGAACCGCTTAGTTTTATCGGTTTCACTGACGCCAGGCCTTTGCCTGGTCATTCTCGGACTGCGTGGAACACGCAGCGGACGGCGTACACTACCTCCACTAAGGCAAGTCAGTCTGGTGGGTTTGTGTTTACGTCATTCCACCGCGTGATTGGCGTCCATTGTGGTGCCACCACCATTCCTGGTGTTCAAGACTTCGAAACCCTTCCTGGAGTGGAGGATTTTCGGAGTCGGTAGGCGAAGTCGCCGCCTACCTTGATGACATGCGCAGACATTATCAGCTGGTCGGCTTGCAGTTACCATTGCGAGCCACCCCGAATGGCGTCATGGCCATGACGCGCAATATTTCGAAGTCTGCGTACCGGCCTTTGTTCGGACACGTGCCCGATAGCGAGTATGTTGTTCCGGAGTTGGATTACCACACCGTTCAAAAAGTGTGGGAGTCGTGGTATTCTGCTGAGGCTTCATTGTCTCGCGAACCCGAAATCTACCCCCCTTCCTTTCAGCACGCATGGAAGTGGGTGGAGGCTTACGAGAAGGCCCAAGCGCCGCTCGGTGGCTACTCTGGATACCCGCGCGAGTTGTGTCAGGAACTCTACGAGGAACGTGGCGACAAATCTTCTGGCGCCCCATGGAAGTTTCAAGGGAAAAATTTGAAGAGAGATGTCCCTTTTGACGTTGGTTGGGTTGCTGCCATGGATTTGATTGATCACCCAATTCCTCTTCTTTACGCATTGTTTGCAAAGGATGAGCTGACGAAGCTGAAAAAGGTTCTTGAAGGTCGCAACAGATTGATTTGTGTTGCGTGTCTCGAACATTACATACTGGGTATGTATGCCTCACAGGCGTGGCATGAAATGAGGTGTCAACGACACCTTGAGACTGCCTACCATTGTGGCATTGACCCTTATAGTAATGAGTGGGACATTCTTGGCCGCTGGCATTTGCGGTTTTCACGTCATGTGGAGATCGATATTGTCGGTTGTGAGTTTCGGTTTTCTAGGTTCATTTTCAACAACATCTGTCGAGTCTGGAAGTCTGTGTCTGCACCGGAGCTGCATGCTGCTATTGATGCTTACATGTATGCCCTGGTCAACAAGATGACTATCGGATTTGATGGTCGAGTGGAGTTTTGTCTTAATCTCAACCCATCTGGACACTTTAATACGACTGTGTTCTCCGACCTTTTGATGATGTCGTTGATCTTTGGTTACTTGCTTGAAATCGGTGTACACTTCAACTACATGTTGACGTGCTGCAAGATATCCATATACGGTGACAATTCGACCGTGAGTTACAGTGAGCCGCTTGAGGAATGCGGATTTTCCATTGGTGACTTTACGGCGTATTGCTTGCGTTGTGGTGTACCGGTCAAGTGTAAGTTGACTCTTAGTTTGGCTGATATGCGTTTTCTTTCCACTGGTTGGTGCGATTTTTTCGGATCGTACTATGCATTCAATGAACATTACGACAAGCTTGTTTTGTCCTGTCACATGACAAAGTTTAAGGTCGGTGTGCGCGACAAACATGCCAACAAGCTGATTTGTATAAGTCGCCTTTTGCTTTTTGGGGAGAAGGTGCATTTCGAACGAGTTCAGCATGCCATACGTTTGTTCCTTGAAAAATTTGCCTCTGATGGCCCTCAACCTTGGACCATGCACTTGCGTATGCGAGCGTATGTTGATCAACACGATCAACGGCTTCTTGCTGCTGGTCGGCAGACCGGTTGCATTAAAAACTTTGCCGGTTTAAAGATTTACCAAGTTGAGATGCCAAAGAAAGCAAAGCAAAATCGTGGAATGGTGTGGGGTCCCCTCACCAAAGAACAAGCTGCACGCAAAGAGCAATCTATGCGTGACAAAGCCGTTGCCGCCGAGATGAAGAGGCTTGGTGGTGCGGTGGCTGCTATGACCGTCCAGCCTAAAAAGAAGGTCAAACAACAGGTTGCTCGGGGCTTGCCCGATGTTTTCACGCGTGTGGATTCTCGGAAGGGCCCCGCCGCTGTTGGTGTGTCCGCGGTTGCTGGACCGTGGCCGCGTACGTATGTGGGTGAACCACAGCGTCGCGGCAACGAGTCCAACCAGATCGCCGCCTTCAAGTTCTGTGCACCGTTTGCATACTTGGGCGCCTCAAGCTCGGCTTCGGTCGGGTCGGGCGCTTTGTGTGCGGACACCAGTCTTTACGTTCGGCAACATGCGATCTCTGCTGGGTCGTATGCGACCGTGAAGGTTGTGGCGGATGAAAAGGGTACTGGACCCACCGACAACGAGTACGACCACACACCCTGGTTGGGCAACCAGTTGATCCAATTTGCGAACATGTACGGCAAGTACCGGTTTCGTGGCAAGTTGCGCATTCATTATGTGCCGCTTAATGCCACCACAGCCAGTGCGCGTTCGTACTTTATCGCGTTCTCCCCGGACCCTTCGCCGGCGGCTGCTGTCTCCGACGAGGATCCCTGGACGATGACCAACATGTTGAACATGGCGAACTTTCAGGCGTTGGCTGCTTGGCAGCCAACGACGATGGAGGTCATCGTTTCGCCGAACGAGGACAAGTGGTACTTTCTGCCCGATTCTGCTTCATCTACGGCTGCGCCGTCTGAGTGGACCAGGCAGGTTGACCAGTTCTCGATTGGTGCGGTGACCAACTTTGCGAGTTCTGCGAATTTGATTGATGGTTTGTTGTTTCTTGAGGGCGAGGTGGAATTCTGCAACTGGATCGGCACGTTGCGTCAAGCCACTGCGCTTCGGCGCCCAAACGTGATTGCCCCGACCGGAGAGTCGGGGCGCGACCCTACGTCGCAGGGCGAGATGAAGACTCGCGTTCCTGCTACAATCCGGGACCTCCGGGTTCCGTTGTTACCAGGCATGTCGCCGCCGTCTGTGGCCAGCCTGATGCAGCTCGACGACCGGACGCTTCAACAGTTCGCCCTAGCGCTTCTTCAGGAGCGCGACAGGCGGTCTGGGAGCGAATCGGTGACTGGGCCGCGAGCGCAAGCCCGTGGGACAGACTCCGAGTTTGTGTCGGTGCCGCCCAATGTGGTGGACGACCACATGTAGGCGTTGCCAGCGCTTACTACTGTGGTTGGTCTGACATTCACACCAATCCTCAAACAACCAATACCTGGGTGATCAGTGGTGTGCCTCCGGTTTTTCCTGCCGTTGAGCCCATCATGGAGAAGAATGTCCCCTTGATGCAGGATTACTGTGACGACGTTCGTCGTGGTCACGGTGAACATCAATGGACGTTGTTGCCCACGGCTTACTACCCTGATCCTATTGTTGGTGACTTTGTGTTTGTTGCTGATGAAACAATTGTGCCGTTGACTATCCCGTTGCTTTATGATGTGGCTTGCAACCCGCAGCTGCCCTATCTCCATTACTATAGTGATGTGACGATTTTGGGTGGTGTGTTGGTTAACAAGCTCATGCCATTCAGCCAGGATTGCAACCCGCAACTGTACAGTTATTATGCGCTCTTCGATTTGGGACCATTCCGAGTTGAGTTCGCATATAACGCAGCCGACACTGGCGCCACTTTTTGGAACAAGGCAGAAACGCCGTATGATTTGGTCCTGGGTTATGTGTTTGTTACTGAAAACACTGGTGTTTTGAGTTACGGTGGCGAGCAATTCGTCTCCAACGGAAGGAAAACCGTAGAAACCCTGGACGGTGGCCCAGTGTAGCCATCAATTTGCATTTTCAGAGTTGCGGAGTGAAAGCTTCGTTGCGGGTTTTGTGGTTCCCGCCTTGGACTCTCCACGACGCGTACGCTCGGGCTTAGCTTGAGGGCGCGTGCCTTAGAAAGTGTGGCAACCATTGAAACGGATGTAGAACGGGTTCTGTTGCGCGAAAACAGAGCCGCGGACGTTAATACCGCCGCCAACACCCTAGCGTGGTGTGGCCCTTAGTATTGCCGTTGGTGATGTGGTTGAGTGGTGTGTGCAGGTTTAAATGTGGTTCCCTGGATTTATTCCGGTGCTCCCGTACTTGCTGCTGAAAGGCAACACGCCCC